ATTTCATACTGTGTACCACAATAATATATCTGACCATCATCTGATTTCTTATGAAAGTGTCCAGAGATAACCTTTTCAAATCTTTTAAATAAGTTCTTTTCTAAACCATGGTCATTGAAAAATCCTTTATGCATTTCAAATCCTTTTACTTCTAAATGGCCCATGCATATCTGAGCTGTGGAGTTTTGTATCATGTTTACACTTTCATCATAATTGTCATCACATATCCAAGGCACTAATAATATTTTTAGTCCATCAAATATCATTTCTTTTGGTGATGAATAAATCCATGGTTCTGCCTTACCATCAAATGTTGTAATGAGTTGTTGCATTGCATTAACTTCATTAGTATTCTTATAATAAGTATCATGGTTGCCTAAAATTATATGAGTATCTATCTTCATATCCCACAATCTTCGCCAAAATTTTTGTTGAAAGTTGTGTGCTGTGTTGAAGTTAATAAACTTTCTTCTATCAACAACATCACCTAGATGTACTAGGCATTTGATTTTATGTTCTTCTAGATATGGAAAAAACAATTCATCATAGAATTTGTTTTGATATTCCATAAAGGCAGGTGAATCATTTCTTACTCCGAAATGAGTATCGTTCAATAGTGCAATTTTCATAATCTAATAAAAGTATTCAAGTCTTCCTTTCTTAACTTCCTTTTTCTTTTTAGCTTTAGGTTTAGGCATGTCAAGTATAGTATTCTTTTGTAGAAAGTCGGAAAACTGATTTCTAAAATCTCTGTCTTCACCATCATTTAGTGAAAATTCATCATAGTTTCCTTCAAATATCAATCTACTTTTAATCTCTGATTGTTTCTTTTCTTTTTGTATTCTTCTTACAAATGCATAGTATATTATTTGTGTAAAATATGCAAAAGGATTGTTTGATTTTTCAGGATTGAAATTGTCAAGATACTGTAGACAGTTTTCAATACCATCAGATATCATATCATCTCTAAATGTATAATTTATAAAGTTTGGTCTATATGATAAATGGTTTGCAATTTTTAAAAAGCATTCTCCGATATAGTTTGTTACAGGTGGTTTTGCTTCGCCAGATTCTTCTGCCTCACTACATAACTTTCTGTATTCAACCATTGCGGCTAAAAACTCTTTATTATTTACATAATGTTCTTTTTTCTTATCTGATTTCATGTTATTCATTATACTCCATATTATACTTTATGTCAATGGTCAGTTGGTTTTTATTAGTTTTATAAATGTATTTGTCCATATTGTAAACGGCACATAGTAATCTGCTGGATTATCATGATGATATTTATGGTGACCATCAGCAAACAGTACTGTATATAACCATTTATCTTGTGGATAATCTGGATAATGACAGAATGTGTTTATATATCCACCACCCACTATTGATACTAATGCTGTAAATATATAGAAAGGATACACTAAAATTGGATTAATTGCAAGCAGGAGACAGAAATAAAATAAATGAATTTTGAAGTAATGTTTGTCTACAAAAATATGTTCTTTGTCTTTTAATAAGTCTCTTGCACTTAATAGGTTTATATTTAAATCTTTTTTAAAGTTAAAGTATGGAAAGAATGTATCTAGTTTTCCATTATACTTTGGACTATGTGGGTCTTTATTACTATCTGTATGTCTATGATGTGTCAAGTGTATAGACTTATACATTAATGGTGAACCTTCACTTGCTAAAATAGCATGTAGAAATAAGAAGTAATGCCAAAATTTATTTGTTTTAAATGCCTTGTGTGTGAAATATCTGTGTATTGCTATTGGTTGTGCGACAAGTCCTAACACCCAACCTATAAACATACATATTAACCATTCAGTTAATGACAATATAAAGAAACTAGATAATGCACCTAGCCAAATTAGTATATGTAGAATTCCTAGTTTATGGTTGACGGACACGATACTTAACCTTTGGTTCACCTATAAGTTTTATAATGGTACCTGAAAAGTCAGGAAAAGGATAAGTTGCTGTAGCTCTATAATGATGTTCTTTATGCCACCCTTCACCTGCTAATAACCATTCAATCCATTTCTTATTTGATACCCCTTCATCAGGTAAATGATTAAATACATTTACGATTGCACCAAATAAAACTGCCCATATTATAGGGAAGAAATATAATGGATATAATAAAATAGGATTAATTAAAAATAATAATGTAATGTATACTACATGAAACTTGTTATAGTGTTGATGTACAAATTTCTGTTCTGGATATTTAACTAAAAATCTTTTTGCATACGATAAATCTACAGCATAGATATTAAAAAAGTAACCAAAAAATACTGATAGTTTACCTTTATGTGTAGGACTATGTGGGTCTTTGTCTGTATCTGAATATTTGTGATGTCTTAAATGTACACTTGCATATGTAGCTGGCGACCCCATACCACACATTGTTGATTGAAAGCATAATACATAATGCCAAAATTTGTTTACTTCAAAACTTCTATGAGCCCAATATCTATGTAGACCAACACCATGACCTATAACTCCACCTAGAAACCATCCTACGAAGCAAAATATTAGCCATAGATAAAATGGTAAAATGAATAAACCATAAATTATGCCTATAAGAGAAAATCCTTGATAGGCACATAGTTTAGCGTTTTCTATTTGATAACTTGTCATTTCGATATTGCTCTCATCAAATAACCTAACATATCATATCTACCACATATTAGTTTAGTAGGTTCAAAATGATGATTGTTTTGATAACTCTCACCTAATGTAAATATATTAAGCACATGACTATTTATGCTTTTGTCTGGTAAATCATGTTCTCTCCAACCTAGTTCTATTGGTTGACCATGACCAAATACACCTACACCAAAGTGTACACACAATAGATACATGGTACATGGCAACGCCCACATATAGATAACTAATAATGGGTTGATTGACAATAACAATAAAATGTAGATTGTTATTATTTTAAAATAGTGATTATGTATAAAAAGTTGTATAGGGTCTCTCATCAAGTCTTTTACTATCATTAGATTAAATGTTTTGACTGGCCAGAAACCATGAAATCCTGTTAGTATAGGTTTTTCTTGTGGATAATATGGGTCTTCACCCTTGACATCTGAGTGTCTATGATGTAACCTGTGTTGTGAAACCCAGGCGATACTACTACCTAACCCAGATATAGTACCTATGAATATTAAAAAGTATTTAAAAAAATTGCCTGTTTTAAATTGTTTATGAGATAATAGTTTGTGATATCCACCAGATACACCTATTGTAAATAATATCCACATAACAAGTGAAACTAAGAAATAGTTTGTTGTAATAAAAAACATTCCTACAATAGATAATGTGTAGGAAAGTACCATTATTAGTTTCATTTTCTGATATATATTCATTCGTTTCACCATTGACAGATTCAAAAATCTGTGTTAAAATTAGCGTGTTGCGTGTGCAGAGAAGGCTTGGAGGTAAGGATTAATGTTTGGTTGTATCATCATCCAAGGTGTCAAAGATTTCATTTATTTTGTTAGACAATTCATCAGTCATCTTTTCTTTAGAATAAACTTCCTGATTTAAACTATCAGTTTCACCACCTGTATATGCTTTAGAAACATTTTTATAACTTTCTTTTATAGCTTCGTTTGCACTAGTGATAGTCATAATCTTATCTTTTGGAAGATTTATAAGTTCATCGTTAGAATAAGATGTCCATTTAACTAAAGCGATATAATCTCTTAAACCATCTTCTTCCATAGAAGGCACATATTTTAACAATAAAGGTTTTATCACCCTCAAAACAGGCGAAGCGTCTGGCGTCTGTCTATTGTCAGCAGGAACAACACAAATAATATCATCACCATTAATAAGTTTAATGATTCTAACACCAAATGATTTAGATACTTTTACTTTACTTTCTTCTGTTTTAACTTCCATTGTTTAACTCCACATCATGTATTTCGTAATCAAAACCTTCTTCGTTGTAAATATTTATCCTTTCTCTAAAGTGGGCCAGAGTATAGTTCTCTTTTTCGTTATGTGTTAAATCATCTGATATATCATATAATGTTGCACTAGAGTTATTATCTTTTAATCTAAGACCACGACCAATAGACTGTAAGTTTCTTATTTTACTTTTACTAGGACTACTAAAGACTATGTTATGTAAATTGCGAATATTAATACCTGTACTAAAAGTACCATATGAGGCAATAATAATTGCATTATCAGACTTCTCAGTTATCTCTCTAATTCTTTCTCTTTCTTCAGCTTCTACACCACCATATACAAAAAAGACTTGTTTATTCTTTGCCTTATCTTCAATCATTTGTTTTAATAACATACCATGTTTTTCTACATATTGAAATAAACATAAAGAATTACCTTGTAAATCGGAACACAGATTGGTTATAAATTTATTTCGAGACTCACAAGATACAAGAAAATCCATTTCTTCTTGATAACTTTTTTCTCTTAAAAAATCTCTAGAATACTTGTCATGTTGCAGAACAAGGCAATATATTTTTAAAGCAGCTAACTGTTTCTTTTCTTGTAATTCTGCTGTTGATACAACTCTGTTTACAGCACCAAATAATCCTTCTAAAACTAACTTATGTGTTTTACTATCATCTAAAGTGCCTGTAAGACCTACTCTATATTTACAGTCTACAAGTTTAGATAATATCTTTGTTAGTGATACTGCTTTAAATAGATGTGCCTCATCACCTATTATCATACCATATTCTTGAAACCAATTTTTAGGCATTTGATAGATAGATTGCCAAGTAGATATCACAATTCTTTTGTTTGTTTCTTTTTCATGACCTTGATATATCTTATGAACATTCTTTAAACTATTATAACCATAATCATTAAAGTCTTTATATAATTGTTCAACCAAAGAAGTAGTCGGAACTATTATCAATATCTTATTGTTTTTCTCCTCTTTTAATCTTAGTAAATTAAAACGAACCATCAGATAGGTTATTAAAGATTTTCCGGAGGCCGTCGGCGATAATAACAAACATCTACTCTTAACTAACGAATGTTTAAAGGCAGCTTTCTGATAATCTCTTACTTCAAAAGGTATC